TGGCAGTCTGCCCAATGGCTACTGCCACTTTCCCAAATATGACATGGAGTTTTTCAAGCAGCTCACGGCTGAGCAGCTGGTGACCCGTATTGTCAAAGGCTATCCGAAACGGGAATGGCAAAAAACGCGTGATCGTAACGAAGCGCTGGATTGCCGCATATATGCGCGGGCAGCCGCTATTGCGCTGGGTGTGGAATTATGGAGTGACAGTCGCTGGCAGAAATTGCAGGCGCAGGTAATGGGTGAAAGCAAAACATCCAGCACTGCTGGACCTCAGTCTGCACCGTCAAAATCAATTACGCGAAATACGCGAAGACGTAAATCGCGCAGTAGCATTATGGGATAACAGGAATGGCTTACACCGAAGACGATTTACAGCAGGTCAATGACGCGCTGGCCAAATTGGTGGCAGGCGAACGCGTTGTTCAGGTCGCCCATGACGGCCATGTGGTCAAATACAAAGATATTGAGCTGAATGATCTGGTTGCCTTACGCGACCGGATCAACGCGCAAGTGAAAGGCAGAAAGGCTGGAAAGAAACGCCGGATTCAGATCATCTCAAATAAAGGAACCTAAAGACTATGGCATTGTTACAGACAGTCAAAAAGATGATGCCACGCTTTAGAGGCCGAAAGCCTGATATTTTGGGTAATGCGTGGGATGCTGCTGGGCATGGGAAACGCCTGAAAAACTGGTGGCCCAGTAGTGAATCCATCAATAGCCTGCTTGCTGCCAGTCTTGCCATCTTGCGAACCCGTTCGCGCAATGCAGTGCGGAACAATCCTGTTGCCAGCAATGCTATTGAGGCAATGGTCGTTAATTGCATCGGCACTGGCATTAAGCCGCAATCCAAAGCGCCAGACTCTGCCTTCAAGGAAGAGTTGCAGGAGCTGTGGCTGGAATGGAAGGATGAGGCTGATATTACAGGTACCTGTGATTTTTATGGCCTGCAGGCGCTGGTTTGCCAGTCTATGATGGAGGGCGGTGAATGTTTTGTGCGGATGCGCGTGCGGCCAGATAAGAATTTATCGGTGCCGTTACAGTTACAAGCCCTTGAATCTGAGCATTTGAATGACACGCTTAATCAGCGTTTATCCAATGGAAACGTGATTAAAAGCGGGATTGAGTTTACCCCTGATAATGAGCGAGCGGCGTATCACCTTTATCAGGAGCATCCCGGAGAACAGAGCCTGTTTTCCAAGGGTGAAACGATCCGTGTGCCTGCCGATGAGATATTGCACATCTACAAGCCGCTGCGAGTTGGACAAATTCGCGGTGTGCCGTGGCTGTCCAAGGTACTGTTAAAGCTCTATGAGCTGGAACAATATGATGATGCAGAGCTGGTAAGAAAGAAAACGGCGGCGCTGTTTGCTGCCTTTATCACAAGGCTTGATCCAGATGGAAACCTGATGGGTGAAGGCCCGGAGGATGAAGCAGGTCTGGCCTTGGCTGAGCTGGAACCGGGAACGGTTCAGTTGCTGGAGCCCGGTGAGGATATTAAGTTTTCTGCGCCGTCAGATGTTGGTTCATCCTATGAAACATTTATGCGTCAGCAACTGCGCTTTATCGCGATTGGTATGGGGCTGACATATGAACAGCTCAGTGGTGATCTCACGGGCGTGAATTACTCATCCATCCGCGCTGGGATGATCGAATTTCGCAGACGCTGTGAAATGCTGCAGCGTCATACGATGGTATTTCAGCTCTGCCGACCTGTATGGAACAAGTGGTTTCAATTGGCAGTCCTCTCAGGCCGCATCAGTTTACCGGATAATAGCTTCAAATATCGCAGCGTGAAATGGATACCGCAGGGATTTGAATGGGTTGATCCACTCAAAGACCAACAGGCAGACCAGATGGCGATGAAGAACGGCGTTAAAAGCCGCTCTCAGGTGGTCTCTGAGCTCGGTTTTGATGTGGAAGAAGTGGATAAGGAAATCGCGGCTGATAATGCCCGCGCCGATAAGTTGGGACTGAAATATGACTCAGACCCGCGATACGGCAAAACTGCCCGCTAAAATTTAAGGATACTTACATGGACATTACTCACCCTTACGGTGGCCTAATGACAGGCCGCCCGATGTGCCTTGAGCGAAAAGCGTTTGAACATTTACAAAAGCTAAGTGCTCAATCCATATCGGAAAGACAACTCCTCAATGCAAAACCGCCTGATCATGGGCGGCTTTTTGCTATGCAGGACTCGATTGCTATCATTGATGTACATGGGGCGCTATCCAAACGTGCAGGTCCTTTTGATGCCTTTTTCGGCATCGGCAGCTACGAGCTGTTGGAAGAACAGTTTCTAAGCGCTGTCGATGACCCGGATGTTACAGGCATCTTGTTGGATATTGATAGCCCCGGTGGCGAAGTCTCCGGGCTGTTTGATCTTGCAGATCTGATTTACGCCGCCCGTGATGACAAACCGATCTGGGCTGTTGCCAATGATGATGCCTTTTCTGCTGCTTATGCTCTTGCATCGGCGGCAGAGAAGGTTTTTGTCACGCGTACAGGCGGCGTTGGCAGTATTGGCGTGATTGCAAGCCATGTCGATCAGTCAGCTTTCGATGAAAAACTCGGAGTCAAATACACCACGGTCTTTGCCGGAGGACGCAAAAATGACTTTGATCCCCATAACGAGCTGACCAGTGAGGCTACAGCACTGCTGCAGAGTGAGATCAATCGGCTTTATCAGCTATTCACCAAAACGGTCGCCCGCAATCGCGGTTTGCCTGAAGCCAAAGTAACAGGCACCGAAGCGGGGCTGTTTTTTGGCAATGATGCGGTGAATGCCGGACTTGCCGATGGCGTGATGACATTCAGCGACGCCTTACAAGAAATGACCGCCCAACACTCCAAAGCTGTTCAACCCAAACGAATGAGGAAAACCATGACACAGGAAACCCCAAAAACAGAAGCACAAGCTGCTGAGACACAAGAACCTGAAACGCCAGTAACGCAAGTGAGCGCATCAGAAACTATCCTGAGTGATCAGGAAAAAGATGCCTTGATGGCGCAGGCGCAAAGCAATGCCAAGGAAGCCTTGCGTGCTGAAATCACCGCGATTTCCAAAGCCTGCGAGATTGCAGGCATGCCCGAAAAACTTGGCGCATTTATTGAGCAAGGTTTGAGCGCCGATCAGGCCAAAGATGAGCTCATGAAACTGATGGCGTCAAAAAACAATCAGCAGCCTGAAATTCATACGCAAACCCTGCCAGCTAAGCTGAGCGAAAGCGAAGAAAGCCCGGTGGTTAAAGCTGCCAAGGCACGCGCTCAAATTAGCCAATCATAACCCATAAGGAGATTACATCATGACCACACTTACTGAACTCACTCGCTTGGGCGATATTCTTAAATATGAGGCAGATCAGCTCTATTCCCGCGAGGAAATCACCATTGCCAGCGGCCAGAGTCTACCTATCGGTACGGTTATTGGGCGCGTAAGCGCAGATGGTAAAGTCGTGCAGTTCGACCCGTCTGCCAGTGATGGCAGCGAAACGCCAGCAGGCATTCTTTGTGAAAGCATAGATGCAACTGTGGCAGATACCGCCAGCTGGATTGCGGCTCGGCACGCCATTGTTTCAGAAGATGCGCTTGTCTGGCCGGAAGGCATTACTGCCGGACAGTTATCCGCTGCCATCGCCACTCTCAAAAACCTTGGAATTCTAGTTAGAAAAGGAGCTTAACCAATGTCTATGAATAACCCTTTTGACGATCCTGCATTCAGTATGGCATCGCTTACCGACAGCATCAATATTTTGCCCAATATGTATGGGCGTGCTGGTGAACTTGGACTCTTTCGCAATAAACCTGTCCGCACACGCAATATCACCATTGAGGAGAATAACGGCGTTCTGAATCTACTGCCAACGCAAGCCCCCGGCACACCCGGAAGTGTTGGTGTTCGCGGCAAACGCAAATTACGAAGCTTTAATATTCCGCATATTCCCCATGATGATGTGGTGTTGCCGGAAGAAGTGCAAGGCATTCGCGCTTTTGGCTCTGAAAACGAACTGCAGGCTTTATCCGATGTCATCACCGATCATTTGCAGGATATGCGTAACAAACACGCCATTACCCTTGAGCATCTTCGCATTGGTGCGCTCAAAGGAACAATCCTTGATGCGGATGGCTCTGAATTGGTCAATCTCTATGATGAATTCGAGATCACGGCCAAGACTATCAAT